GACGTCACCGCGATCATCACGGCGACCACGACGCTCTACATGCACGCCTTCGTCAACGGGAGCCAGACTGCGACTGCGGCACGCAGATTGTTCGGAGCGAGCTGCCTTCTCGGGGTCGAAACCTTCATCAGCGGATCGGTGATGGCTCTGCCGCTGAATCAGAACGACACCCTCGACATTCGCGTCTACGCGCAGACGAACCAGCAGAGCACGGTTCCGGGCGGCATTCAGTACACCTGGTTTCATATCGCCCGCCGGCTCGGAACCTGACCCATGGCCATCGACCTCGGCACCGACGTCTCGAGCTACCCGGACTACGACCCGCTCGGGACCATGGTCTCCGGCAACGTCGCGCTCTGCCAGCGCGTTGCGCGCCGCCTCACCAACCCACGCGGTGCGTGGTTCTGGGCGCCGAACGAGTGCACCGACATCCGCGCGTACATGAACGAGGCGATGACCGCCGAGAAGCTCGCCTCCATCAAGGGCGACATCGAGCGGGAGACGCTGCGCGAGGAAGAAGTCCAAACGGCGAGCGCGGATGTGTCTTTCAACCAGGCAGCGATGACGCTCACCATCCACCTCACCGGCACCACGAACACCACTGGCCCGTTTGCCTTCGTGCTGGCGATCACTGCGGTCACCCTTGCCATTCTGAAAGCCGGCTGACCCATGGCGCTCACGCTCTCCCAGCTCCTGGCCCCGCAGACGGTGGACCAGTGGCGCACGATGCTGCTCGGCTCACTCCAGGGCCTAGGCATCGTCGTCAAGGGCGGCACCAACCAAGGCAACACCGGCACCGGCACGGGCTCGATCTCGCTCTCGGGTACGCCCGCGGCCGCGTACACGAAGATCATCATCAACATCACCACCGCGGGCGAGCTCGGTGCGGCGCAGTTCCAGTACAGCCTCGACGGCGGAGTCACCTACACTTCCGGCGTCACCGTTCCTGCGTCGCCGGGTGCATACGTCCTGGGCGCGACCGGCGTCACGGTCACCTTCGCGTCGGGCCCGGCCGGCGCCGGCACGTCGTTCGCGCTTTCGGACAGCTACACCTTCGCGCTGCAGATCCCCAGCCTGCCGGTGACGAGCTGGCCAGCGTCGTCGGCATATCGAGCGCTCGTCGAGATCACCGCGCAGGCGCTGGCGGCCTTCTCCTCGCAGCAGGCCAACCTGGCAGCGGGCGGGTTCACCACCTCGGCGACGGGCTCTTGGGCGGACCTGGTCGGCGTTCAGTTCTACGGACTGACCCGCAACGCGGCCGCGGTGACCAAGGGCCTCGCCACCCTGACCGACTCGGCGGGCGCGGGCCCGTTCACGATCAGCGCCGGCACGATGTGGATCGCAGACGCGGCCGGGCACCTCTACTCGAACGTCGGTGGCGGTACGCTGGCGAAGAACGGCACGCTGCAGCTGACCTGGGCCGCGCAGTCGCCAGGCGCCGCGTACAACGTTGCGAACAACGCGCTGACGACCATCGTTGCCGGCACGCTCCCAGGCGTCACGGTCAACAATCCCGACCCTGGCACGGGGACCTGGATCACCTCGCAGGGTTCGGACGCCGAGACCGACTCGGCCTACATGCTGCGCTGCCAGCAGCGCTGGCCAGGCCTCGGCACCGGCTCGACCGCAGCGACCTATCAGCTCTGGGCGACGTCGGCCGAGGCCGCGGCGGGGCACGCCACCACGATTACGAAAGCACTCGCAATCGTCGACACGGTGACGCCCGGGCAGGTGGACGTCTATCTCGCCGGCGCAAGCGGCGCGGTGGGCGGCGGCGCGGTGACCGACGCGACGACGTACATCAACGCGCGCGTTCCTCTGACCGCCACCGCGAACATCCAGGCAGCAGCCAACTCGGTGATGACCGTCGCCGGGACGGTGAACTATTACTCGGCGAAGAACACTTCGGCGGCGGTGCAGGCGGCGGTGGCGGCGGCGCTCGCGGCGTACATCAACGCGCTGGGTATCGGCTCCGACTCCGGCGGCAACAACGTCAAGGTCTACTACTCGGAGATCGAGGCGGCCATTGGCGCGGTCCTCGGTGGCGCCGGCATCGCCATCCGCAATATCGTCGGGCTGACTCTGAACGGCGGCTCGGCCGACGTCGGTCTCACGCTCGGCCAGGTAGCGACGCTGACCAACAGCCTGAGCTTCACCGGGGTCTGACGTGCCGGCGATCCCATTCCAGGAGCTGACCAGCCAGGCCTGGCAGCAGTACCTGCAGCAGCTCGCCACCACGCAGCTGCAGCAGCCGGTGGGCGCTGCGATCGAGGCGGCCCAGGCGTCGCAGCTCGACTACGCGGCCGACCGGCTGCGGTTCGCGCTCAAGGCGAAGATGCCCGGCCTCGCGCCGCCAGACGGGCTCTCGCAGATCGGCATCGAGCGCGGGATGCCGCAGGGGCAGAGCGAGAGCAACTCGGCGTACTCGGCGCGGCTGCTCGATGCCTGGAACGCCTGGCCGTGGGCGGGGACCGCGTACGGGCTCCTGCGCGCTTTCTGGTCTACCGGCTACACCAACGTGATCCTGGCGCAGGTCCGCGGCGGGAACCTCTTCACGCTCGACCAGGGCGGGACGAACCTGCTCGCCTGGTCGGCGGACTTCTCGAACTCGGTCTGGTCGACGACGAACTGCACGGTCGCGAAGAACAACTCGGCCGCACCAGACGGCACCACCACTGCGGCGCTGCTCACCGCGACGGCGAACGCGGGCTTCGTTTCGCAGCAGGGCATCGCCTCGGCCGCGGCGGTCCAGTACACGGCGAGCTGCTACCTCAAGCTCTCTGGCGGCGCGCACTCGGCCGAGGTGCTGATCTGGGACGCGACCGCCGGTAGCGTGCTGGCCACCACCGGCCTCGTCGCGCTGCCGTCGTCAGGCTTCACTCGCTTCTCGGTCTCCGGCCTCGGAGTCGCCGGCCACGCGCTGCAGCTGCGCGTCTATCCGGCCGGAAACCAGGCGTCGACTGGCGCGTGTCTCGCGGCCTATCCGCAATTCGAGGTGGCCACCGCGCCGACGCCGTACACGCAGACCTACAACTCGAACTATTCCAGCTCGGCTGGCTCGGGCGTGATGCTGACGACGGCCGAGGGGAACGGCATCTGGGAGACCGACACGCTCTCGACGCTGTCGCCGCTCAACCAATCGTTCTGGTCAAAGTTCGACGTTGTTTTCCCGCTGCCGCTGAACCCGTCGACGTTCTCCTGGTCGGCTGGCATCCCGGCGTCGAACTCGTCGGAGTCGAACTTCATCCGTGCGCTGATCGCGGCTTGGCGGCCAGCGCACGCGACCTGCAACCGCATCGTCATCGTCCAGCAGGGCCGAGCCATCGGAGCACCGGTTCGCACGATGGGCGCGAGCAACGGCGTCGTTGGTGCAGCCACCACCGTCTGGACGCCCTGACAGGAGGAATTCCCAGTGCCGAACAACTACACCGGCGTGCCGGGCAACGTCAGCCTGGCCGCGGCCGCGCTCATCAGCGAGATCGCCGACGGCGATGCGGACGCCGCAGCCTCCTACACGCCCGCGTTCCAGAAGCTGACCGACTACCTCGAGGCGATGCGGCAGGTCGCGATCCTCGGCTCGGGTCTGCCGCTCTTCGAGGGCTTCGAGAATGCGACGTTCCCGCCGGTGGCGCCGAACGGCGGCTGGGCCGCGCCATCGGTGAACTTTGGGTCGGACCTCGCGTACGTGAGGGACACGACGAGCCCGATCACCGGTACCGCCAGCGCGAACCGGCCAGGGTCGCAGACCGCGAGCACCAACAGCTCGATGAGCTTGACGCTTTACTTCGACTCGCCCTCGAGGGTGGCTTTTGTCTTCGACCTACTCTGCAACGCGAGCTTCGGCGACCACCTCGACTTCTACATCGACGGCGTGCTCACCGGAAAGTGGTCGACGGTGAGCAATACCGTGGCGAGCTCGGGGCGCTTCATCAGCGACGTCCTGCGCGAGGGCAAGCACACCCTCGACTGGCGGTTCGTGCGTGGGGCCTCGGTGTCGGTTGCCAACGAGAAGGCGCGCATTGACGGGGTGAACGTCATTCCCGAAAGCATCTGGACTGGCGATCGCGCGAATCGAGTCT